CAACTACGGATGGAGATAAAATACTTTATATTGGAGCAGCAGATAATTCTCTAGACTGGAATTCAATATATTTTAGAAGCAATAATGGTTTGTTTTTAAATGGAACCCAGTTTATTAGTTCTGGTCTTAACCTAACAAATATAGGAACTATTTCTAGTGGTGCTATAACAAGCACGGGTGCTTCTTCTATAGGAAGTGGAACACTTTATGTGAGTGCAACAGATAACTGGGTAGGCATAAACACAACTAACAAAGCAGGAACTGTTTTAAATGTTCTTGATGTTGATGATGAGGCGGTAACTTTAAGACTAAATACAAGTACGAATAGTCACACTCCAGTACTTAGAATGAATGCTAAAAATTCTAGTGGCACACAACAATATGCTGATATTAAATACAATCCTGACTCACCAAGTTTTAATTTTCATGTCCCATATAATGAATCAACACCAACTTTAAAAATAGCGGATGGCTCAATTACAGTAGATGGAACTATCTCTAGTGGTGCTATAACAAGTCTTAATTTAGCAGCACTATCAGGTAATACTGCAGCATCTTATACCTCAAATCAAATTCGCTTTGGTTACTCAGGGTCAGCCTCTTACCAACAAGCTATAAAAACCCGACATAATTCAGGGACAGGCGTAGGAAATGCGATTGACTTTTTCTTATGGAATAGCGGAACAGATGCCGTTGGAACAGTAGGTACACTAAGAGTTGCTTCTATAGAAACAGGAAGGGGCATAGATATTGTAGATGGTGGTCTGCAAATTGGGTCACAAGAGGTTATTTCAAGTGCAAGGAATATAACAGCAGGCACTATTTCTAGTGGGGCTATAACGAGTTCAGATATTTCTAACTTTCAAAGAGATATAAGGTCAGCAGGGCAAATTAGAGCAACTGGTTGGTATGGAGATACTGCTTCTACTGATTACACAGGAATGGCTCTTGAAATAGGAGTATCGGGTTCTTCACCACATATACTTGCATATAACAGAAGTACACAAAGTTATGGTCAATTAGTAACGTATGCAGCAGGTATGACCTTTGACTCAAGAAGCAATGCCTTTACCATTACTAACTCTAGCCTTGTGCAGTCAAACTCAGATATCAGAGCTGCTGACAGTAGAGTAAGAATAGGTAATCCAACAGGACTTCCAGGCAGATCGGGTATAAGAATCGATACTACTGGTGATGCAGCTGCTGACTTGGTATTTGGTGACAACACAAGCTCAACAAGCTGGACAAATGCAAATTGGACTTTATCTTCCAGATCAACAAGTGAGAATCAAGTATTTAGAATATACAGAGGTACTGGACAACCATCTCCATATAATTCAGAAGCTGTAGCTGTTGAAATAGCAAGAGATTTAAACATGACTCTTGGCAAGGGCTTGGTTTTAGGATCTAGTTCTACCTTAAGCATACCATCCCATTCAGGTATAGAAATTGACATTACAGGCTCAACAGCAGGAAATATTAGAGCTAATAATGACTTTTATCTATTATCACAAAATGGAACTTTAAATTTAGGAGCAGGTGGAACTAATAGTCAGATATCTTTAGCTACTAATGGTAACGCCACTTTTGTAGGAACTATCTCTAGTGGTGGTATAACTTCATCTGCAGGTATTACAGCAAATGGTCCTTTTAAATCTGGTGGTTCTAACAACTATATATTATTTGATTATGATGGAGATTTTACAGGCGGTAATTATTATGCAATACAAGATACCTCTGCAAATAGATTAAGAATCTCTTATGGGTTTAGTGCAACAGATAATCTTGAACTAGATTCTTCAGGTAATTTTTATGTTAATGGTGGCAACGCTACTTTTGCTGGTACCGTGGATACGCCTCATGTTAACACTGACTCTTTAGTAAGATCAAACAGCCGTATCGCTTCAAGCCATAGATATCCTGTCGGTCATTACAGTAAAGGAGATCAGGTCTTTGCAATTGATCCCACTTGGTCGCAAAGCGAATTACAAAGTTTCTTTAATTCAACAAGTGTCACTTGGTCAGCTCAGTCAGATGCCCCAGGCGGTTATGCTGTTTATATTAACGGAAGTACAAGTGTTGGTGGGGTGTATGGAGCAGGTTTTGGACATATTCCAATAGAAACAGGCGATCTGTTCTATATGGAGTGCTGGGTAAAAAATGTTGGCGAAAATGGACACTACATGGGGTCTAACGAATTTAATGAAAACTTTGGTAGTGTTGGTGGCAACCCAGGCTCTTTTGGCTATTGGCTTATGTCAAATACCAATCCAGGCTCATCGTGGGTAAAAGTTTCGGGTTATATTTCTAATGTTTCAGGCACAGGAACAACCACTGGTCAGTTTGCTAACGGAGCTAAGTATTGGACTCCAATGGCTCTGTTTAACTACACCAATTCTTCTGGAACAAGAGCCTGTTATATTTCAGGCTGGAAAGTATATAGAGTAAATAGAGGTTCTCCACAATGGATTGTTCAAAGTAACAGGCAAGATGTAACTGCAGCAGATACTGTTGCATCCTATACAGGCAGTGTCGGTAGTGGTTGGAGTCCTTTGTCTTTGGTTGATAATAATAGCAAACCTGGACACCCATTAGTAATTAAAAACTCAAGAAGCGATTATTGGTCTGTAGGTCTTGATACCCATAGTTACGGCATATATGCAAGAGCTTATAGTGCTAATACTAGGTCTATATTACAAGGTACAAATACTGCTGGTGCTGTTGTTTTTGACGCTGGGTTTGATGGCGACTTAACAATTAGCGGTGATATCAGCATGGCTGGTCTATACGCAGGAACTTGGGGTCCAAGCACCTCGTCTTCTGTTGGAAGAATTGGACAGGTAACAGATAGAGTTGCTGGGTCTATTACAAACCAAATTGGCGGCAGCACCTCCGCAAAATGGGAAATTGTAGATTATGGTTGGAGTGCTGTGTTAATGCAGTGTGATAACAGCGGTAATACATATATAGGTGGAAGTTTAGGAATTGGAGTAACTCCAGATACAAGCCATTCTTTAAAAATTAGCTCAAACGATAATGAGCCAGTAGAAATTTATGGCTCAGGCGGTGGAGCTTGGATTAATATACAGAGCTCTACTAGCCAAGTTATGTCTATGGGAGTAGATACTAATGGCTGGGCTATCTATGATAGAACAAACGCTGCTTATAGAATTAAAGTTGCTAATAACGGACAATTACAGACACTTCAAGGTATTGCAAATAGCAGTTCTTACTCACAAACAGGTGGGTCCTTTAGCACCGCAGGGGCAACTGAAGTAAGACTTACTGATGGCACTGAAAGAGTTAGAATCCAAGGTTATGATCTTTTGGGGTATGGTGCAGGAGGAAATGGTCTATGGGTAATATCAAATGTTACTGCAAATGCTTCAAACCAAACTACTCTTACATTAGGCACAGAATGGGATTGGGACGACTCAATATCATTTAAATATGTTCCAGCTGCTTCTGGTAGTAGTGGTGGTGTTCTTACTATTGGACAAGACCAAAAAAATTCTACTTCTTGGAACCATAACACAACAAATTTTAATTTTAATGGGTCTACAGTATTTCAGTTTGGTAATACAAGTAGATTTGTAATGCGACCAACATCATCTTCTGGAGGAGAAAGGGTCTACTATGCAGCAGGAAGTTATACTGCAAATGCCAGTGTCACCTTCCAAGATGTGCGTATGGTTGGCACTCTCCCTGTTGATCATAAATATGTAAGAAACTCTAGCGGGAACTACGGTTATAAGATGGAATATTGGTATGATGGCGACAGCTATCAAAACATCAGACAACAAAACGATGCCTTTAGATTCTCTACTGATGTTATTGCTTTCGATACTTCTGATAAAAGACTAAAGAACAACATTACACCGATTGAAAACTGTTTAGATAAAGTCAGCAAATTGGGAGCATACGAGTTTGAATGGGATGAAACCAAACAGAGAAGATTCAAAGGTTTTGATACTGGTGTTATTGCTCAAGAAGTAGAAGAAGTTTACCCGCACATGGTTGAGACTAGAGAAGATGGGTATAAAGCGTTACAATATGAAAAATTAGTTCCTTTACTTTTAGGTGCTATTAAAGAACAACAAGAACAAATAGAATCACTTAAAAGTGAAGTTGATAACCTTAAAGGAGAAAAATAATGGCATTATCAAAAAACTCAAAACTTGTAAGCGTACAAGTATACCCTGCTTCAGATGCTGATGCTGATGCAGCTACAAGCAACCAAGCTCACCCTTGGGTACATATTACCACGCAGCATAATTTTACAGATTCTTCTGATGACAGTGTGAATGCAATTAGTAATTCAGTAAAATCTATTTATAAATTAAATATTGATGCTGAAGGCACTGTGGTTGGTGATACAGATTATTCTGGTGAAGATGCATTGGTTGTTTCAATATGTGACGCAATTTGGTCATAGATGGCAATAGTAAGCTCAGGAGCAATATCGCTAGGCACGACTGCGGGTACAGATAGAAGCATATCTGGCGAATTTGGTGGTACTACACCACACGGTCTGAGCGAATACTATAGAGACGGATCCTACTCAGATGGTATAAACATACCCTCTGGAGAAACTGGTATTCCTGCAAGTGGTGCTATTGCTTTTTCTGACTTTTATGGCACATCTAATGTGTCTGCTACAACTTACTACTCATCTATATCAGCAGAGTCTTATTCATCTGATTCCGCTGTCATAGCTAGCTCTGATTTACGAGTGTTTTACTTAAATGGAAATATTGATGTAAGAGCTATTGGTGGAGACACTCAATCCCCCAGTAGCGGAACTACTGTTTACAGAATATCTGGTGCTCCATCCGGTTATACTGTAAGAACTACAGTCCCCTCATTTAGTGGAGACATCCCAAGTATGTCTGGCTCAACCATAGGAACTACAGCAACCTCTATTCCAACCTTTTCTTCTTTTGTAGACAGAGAATTTGCTCTTGACTCTGGTGGCGGATACGATGACCCAGGCAGCGCCCTTACCACAATTACTGGATCTTTAATTTTTGAAAAAAGTGGGTCTACAACTTTTACTTATAGTTATAGCATTAGTTTAGAAGCAGAAAACGCTGGCGAGGGCGGTCAATAAACTATAGACTAATCTAGTTGATTAGTTATAATATTTTAAATTAACTTAATTAAGGAGTAATTAAATGGATAATAACCAACCCCAAGAACCACAAACTTTAAACTTTGAAGGCGACAATTACAACGTTTCTGACCTAACACCTAGGGCCGCTCAAGAGTTTAATACTTTGTTTCGTATTCAGAATGAAATAAATGAGTTAGCTTACCAGCTTAAAAAAAGCCAAGCTGCACAAGCAAAGATCACTGAAGACGTAAAAGTTATCTTAAAAGAAGACAAAGTAAAACCTGCCGAGGATGACAAACAGATTATAGTGGAAGACGAGGTAAAAGCAGAAGACGATGCTTCTGTTAACTAGTCAATAAAATACTTCATATGGTACACTTAGCATATGGCAACAACTAAACAAACTATATCTAAACTTGAAGCGCACGAACGTGAGTGTGCTATTCGCTATGAGAACATAGAAAAACGTTTAGATAAAGGAGATAGAAAATTCGATGCCATGGATACTAAATTCACAAGATTAATAGTAGGTCTTTATGTCCTTATTGCAGTGGCTGCAGGCGTCGATAGATTTTTCTCCTAAGAGGGAGACTATGGACATAGAAAAGTGCAAAGCAGAAATTAAACGTCACGAAGGTGAAGTATTAGAAATCTATTTAGATAGCTTAGGCTATAAAACATTAGGGATAGGTCATCTATGTCAACCAAGTGACCCAGAGTATGACTGGGAAGTAGGTACACCTGTTTCTCAAGAAGTTGTTGACCTTTATTATGAAGATGACTTCAATAAACACTTAGCAGAAGCTATTCATGTGTTTGGTACCGAAGAAGGTTTTTACAATTTACCTCAAAATATCCAACATGTTTTAGTAAATATGTGCTTTAATTTAGGAGGCACCAGACTTTCTAAGTTTAAAAATATGCTAAAAGCTTGTAGAGAGCATGATTGGAAACAAATGGCTGTTGAAATGGAAGATAGCAAGTGGTTTAAACAAGTAGGAAGAAGGAGTCGAGAACTACAAGAAATGGTTCTTAATACTATATAATGATTAAAGTATGGCATATTTTAAACTTATTACATTCGGAGGACTCGCACCACGAATATCTCCACGTCTTTTAAAAGACAACCTAGCGCAAACTGCTACGGATGTTAATTTAGAGAGTGGACGTCTTGTACCTATTACAGACAACTCAGACACTTTAACTCTCTCTAATTCTTCTAGACAAAGTATATTTAAATACACGGATAGCCCAGAACGTTGGCTACAGTTTGACGATGATGTTGATGTAGAGTTAGGCCCCATTGCTGGTGATACAAACAACACTGCTTACTGGACCGGGGACGGTGGCTTTCCAAAAATGGGCCGTAGTTCCGATATTATTGGTGGTTCGGTATATCCCAACAACTCTTATAGGTTAGGGATTCCTGCGCCAACAGCTGCGCCTACAGTAGCTGCGGTGGCTGCAACTACTTTTGATGGGCTTTTAACAACTACTAATGGCTCTTCTACTGTTACTATAACTACCGAGACAAGTGGGGCTGCTGCAGCTCATAGTCTTTCTGTTAATGAACACGTTAAGTTAACAGGGTTTAGTACTATTAATGGTATAAGTGCTACAGCTATTAATGGTAGTTATCGTGTAAAAGCCGTGCCAACTACAACTACTTTTACAGTAGAACTGTCCGAGGCTGCTACAGCTAGTGGTAACTCTAGTGTTATATCTAATGGTGTAGAAATAGGTGGCAACTCTGAAGCTGACTTAGATTACGAAACTTCTTATGTTTATACTTTTGTATCTGCTTACGGAGAAGAAGGACCCCCATCCGCAGCATCAACTGTTATAACTACTGATGATAATATGTCAGTATCTATTACAGGGTTAGAAACATCTCATTCCAAATCTAACCTTAACTTAAGTAAAAAACGTATTTACAGATCGAACACAGGTTCTAACACTACAGCTTTTCAGTTTGTAGCAGAAGTAACTTTAGCTACAACTAGCTATACAGACACATCTAGAAACAGTGAACTTGCTGAGTTAATCCCGTCCACGTACTGGATCGGGCCCCCAGATGATGACACGAGCCTATACCCAGATGGGCCTATGAAGGGTTTAGTAGCTTTACCTGGTGGTGTCTTTGCTGGGTTTACAGGCAAACGTGTTTGTTTCTCTGAGCCATTTTTACCACACGCCTGGCCCGCTGCATATAGAGTAACACTTGAAGAAGAAGTTGTAGGTATAGAAGTAGCAGGCAACGGGGTTATTGTTGGCACCAAAGGCACACCTTACTTGATTACAGGTAGCGATCCGCAATCTATGACAGCTATACGTATGGAAGCTGGACAAGCGTGTTTGAACAAACGTTCTATGGTTGATATGGGTCCTTTTGTTATATATGCAGGCCCGGACGGATTAGTGGCAGCTGCGGGCACAGACGTACGAATACTAACTGAATCCATATTGTCACCTAGCCAATGGCAAGCTTCTTACTACCCAGCTACTATGACAGGTTTTCTTTGGGAAGGCAGGTACGTAGGTTTCTATGATACAGGTAGTGGTTACGGAGGCTTTATCTTTGATCCTAGGGAAGGCGTTGATGGCGCTTTAGTAGATTTAGATGCAAGTGCTTTGATACGTGGCGGTTTTACAGACCCAGACGACAGTCAGCTTTATTTAATAATTGCAAACAAGATAGAAAAGTTTCAAGGTTCTAGCACCGCAGTTACTTATAACTGGAAATCCAAAGAGTATGTACCTCCTAGACCCACTAGTATGGGTTTTTTAAAAGTAGATGCAGAGGCTTACCCCGTTACGCTAAAAGTGTACGGAGATGGTAGTGTGATTTACCATGCAACAATATCTACATCTGGCAATGCTTACGCTGTAGCTGGTACTACACCTTCGTTCGGTTCGGTTGGAATACCAGAGCCTCTTGTACGTTTACCTGCTAGTGTTCATACTTCTTTTGCTATTGAAGTAGAAAGCGCTAAAACAGTAAATGAAGTATGTATTGGAGAATCCATAGATGAATTGAGGCAGATTTAATGGCTACCAAAGGCACCAAAGTACCTGCTATAAAAAATGTTCCTTCAAGAGTTGATCCAGAACTAAGGTCTACTTTAGATTCTATTAAAGAAGCTTTAGAAGTAAGGCTAGGTAGAAGAGGTGATCCTAGAGATAGGGCTGTTACTATAAGAGAACTCATAGACTCTGGTCTCGCCAAAGAATTAAAAGACAATCCTTTTAACCCTAACAGCGGTACTACCTCTACAGGTATAGCTCCGCCTGGTGATGGGCCAGGCGACTTAACCACCCCTCCTGCCCCTACAGGGCTAAGCGCATCGGGTGTTTTTACAGCAGTCATTCTAGATTGGAATATTGCTACTTATGGTAATCATGCATACACAGAGATCTGGAGATCAGAGACGAACGAGATAGGTGGTGCAGTTTTACGTTCTACTACTAATGCTTTTGTTTATACCGATGAAGTTGGCTATGGTAGCACCTATTACTACTGGGTAAGGTTTGTTACTACTAGTGATGTGCCTGGACCTTTTAATGCTACCGAAGGAGTAAAAGCAGAAACAGCAGTAGACATAGGGGCAGTTATGACTGAGCTATCAGAAGAACTTTCTAATATGCCAGGCTTTAATACTTTGTTAAGTGATATAGATGTTACTATTGATGGTGTTACCTTAAGTCTACAATCTACTCTAGAAGGCATAGATACGGCAGCAGATGCAGCTCAGACTGCTGTTAACAATTTAACCACTAACACACCAAGGGTTATAAGATCTACTAGCGCACCAACTGCTAGGGGTGACAGCAGCAGTTTACAAACTGGAGATATATGGATTGATACCGATAACGGTAATGAGATATTTATTTATACAGGCTCTACTTGGGCAGCTTCTACCGCAGGTTCTACTTCATCTTCTGATACAACTTTGCAGACACAGATTACAGCTAACGGTAACTCTATTTCACAAAACGCAAGTAACCTTTTATTAGTAGCTGGGGTAAGTGATGCGGCTGATATCTCTACGTCTGTAAATATAACCTCTTTAAATTCTTCTATATCTAATGCTGAAACTGATATTTCTGCTAACGCTAACGCAATAAGTGGGTTAACAACTAGAGTAAGC